CTCAGGCAGGTAGTGCTGTTTCTTGCTCACCAGCAGAAACATCCACCGGTTGAGCGTCACCGGATTGCATATCCGGTCCCGGGCCAAATTCCGGCGGGGCACCGGCTTCTGGTGGAGGTAATGCACCACCGGTGTCACCCAATCCACCTGCTGAAGCTCCAGCATCAGCTTGCGCTTGCATGGCTTCTTCCCAGTTGGGACCCATAGTCTCAATTTGAGCCAGTTCAAATGATAAAGCTTTGTCTTTCCTGAGCCACTCTCTGTTTTGTTGTATATCCACATCCTGCCATCCAAGATATTTTTTCTGCGCATATGTGTTTGATACAAACTCACCAGTCGCCATGTTGTTGTAATTTGACTGTTTCAAATCGAACAATTGTTGTTGTCTAAGCGCATGGAAAGATGAAGGAGGATTAAACACAATCTCAATGTCATTCTCTTTCATGTTGTATGTTTTCCAGTAGCCTTTGAGCTTGAGTTGTGTCACAAATGAATCTTTCAATCCCAATGAAAACTGGTGTTGTAACCGCATGATGAATTTTGCGAATTTTAGTTCTTCGCGAAGCACAGATGTGTCATCTTGGTATGTAGCGTCTGGTTCCAAACGATTTGCTGGTACGCGTAACGACTTGTATAGTTTCTTGACAAAGTACATCAGATCGGTCAATTCACCTAGATTAGCTCCTCCAGCTAATTGATCAACTGATGTGCCTTCGCTGCCTGATCTTTTCGCGAACCAGAATGCATCTAACATGCTTTGGGGATCGAACGCATTGATTGTGCCTCCTTGGGAGTTGTCGTATGTCTTTCTCGACCAGTATGAATGCATCAGTTTACGTAGATACGCTTCAGCTTTTGGAGGAGGCATGTTACCGACATCAACATTGAACACTAACCGCTCCGGAGCTCTCACCAATCTGTAGATAACGATTGCATCCTCAATTAGCGACAATTGTCTGTATGCTCTCCTACCATTTTCAATGAACGGTAATCTCAATGTCTTGTCTTCATTCCACACACCACTGTTTATGTATGTGACCTGATTTTTATCAAAAGGTATATATTCAACTTTTTCTGTTGTACCGGTCTTTGGATTGATTATGGGTCGCCTCAATAAATAACCTCTAACCAACATGTTTTGCACATTATCATACACTGGATCAACCAGCTCTGTTGGCACGCTAACCACACCTAGAATACCTTTCTGTTTGTGGTCATCATGTATCACATGCTCAAAATACAATTCACCATCCACAAGCAGTTGTCTCAAGTACTCCCAACCTTTGTTTTCAATATCAAAATAGTTGGTGAATCTACGAAACTCTTTTTCAATTTCCGTTTTTTGTATGCTTGTGAAATTCTTGTTGTGTAAATCCAAGTGCATGATCTCTCCATTCTCATCCGGGACGATGAACTCATCACATATCTCATCTAATGCATCACCAACTTCTGAATATAAAGACATGATACGATAATCTCTGAGACGCTTACCTTTGTCATGATCCACATTTGCGTACATGAACTGATGGTAATTTTTGTCAACACTCATCATGCCGTTTGGATGATCATCATCTGCCACGTTTCGCGAGATTGAATGTTTGGTCAAGATTTTTTCTCTGTTGCTACCGGTGTTGTGAAACAGCTTGTATTTTGGGTTGATCTCGTTGATTGATTCTATCGTGTCAACGCTTGAATAAGGCAGTCGACTGCCTATGTATTTCATTAACGAGCGACCGAATGTGCTCTCTTTTGTCTGTTTCTGATCCATGTTTATTATTTAGTTGTTCACTCTACATATATCAATCTGTTTTGAAGATTGTAATCAGTCCATTGTGTTGTTGCGTATGTTGGTGATAAAGAACCATAACCTGCTCTATTCACTATTATAATGTCAAGCATGCCAGATGCAACTAATGATGGTATGTACACATCCAACACATTTTCATTCTTGACGATATAATTGATGGATTGACCGGTGAATCCAGGATAATCAGCACTCAATGACGGTATGTGAGAGAACATATCCACTTGCATGGTGTCATCAAGCATGCCAGTAGATCCACTCAAGAACACCTGCTCGGTATAATTCATGCTCAATCCATGCACGGTTATCTTCTTGGGTGTGTGCTGCGAATGTATTCTCACCGGGTCGCTATATGAGACAGTAGGTTTAGCTTTTATCCAGACATGTTCTGTCAATTCATTTCTTATGATTCCCGCGGGAGGAGCATATCTCTCCACTGGTATCACAACCGGGTAAGGTGTTGGTACAGGTGTAGGTTCTGGAGTGATTGTCAGTGTTGGATGTGGTGTTGAGGATGGTGTGGGTGTAGGTGTGATCTGCACATCACAGCGCTTGTATATGTCGTATACTTCGCACACTTTGTACACATCATACGGTGAACATTTTTTGTATTGATCATACACCAGACACGGTTGATACACATCATACTGCCCACAGTTCTTGTACACGTCATACACTTGACACGGCTGATACACATCAAATTCATCGATGAAACCATCACCGGAAAATGATCCTGTGAATGTGTTTCCAGAGACGCTCACCCAACCGTATCTTGGCATGCATGATTGAGTCGACGGATTGGCGTAAAATAGTGTGTATGGTGTTGTGTTGAGCGCCCATCTCCAATGACCGTTCACAATGTTGTTTATTTTGGTGCTGTATGTGATCTTGACCGTTTTGTCATGATTGACATATTTCACTCCGATGCTAGATTTATGCTCAATAGTGTATGTACCGGTTATGTTAGAATTCGCATCATCAGATGATGTGACGATGATAGTGTCCATATCCGGGCAGTAAATTTCTGGTGTGGGTGTGGGTGTGTTCATGTCAGACCATCTATACCTGATAATGGTGTGAAAAATGTATGTATGGTGAAAATGTTGCCTTGTGGTTCAATTTTCTTCTCTTTGAAGAGCCAAGATTTTATTGTGAAAGATGTATCGGCTGCGATCCTGTATGGTTCATCACTGGTCAATTCTGTTGGGTAATCCATGCTCATGGAGCCTGACCATAACACCTCTGATCTGATCTCTTGCGGAGTTTGTAAAATCTGCTCCGGGGTTTTCCATGACACAACAATGTACGGATTGTTGTATGGTATGAAATTGCTGAGTATTTGATCCATGTCAGATTGATATTTTGTCAATATTGACATGTTGAGCTCAATATCCACTGGTGTGGGTTGAGCCATGTGATCTGACACGGTGTTCATCTCGTGACCCAAAAACATGTCACGCCTGTTGTGATATGAACCAGCGATTTTGTTGAACACACGCTCCTTGTCATAATCGATCGATTTGATGCTCACAGCAACAACCGGTAGAGTGATGTGCCTCGCTTTGTTTGTGAGATCGTGTACGACACGTTGTTTAGGTGCATACACATACCGAACCGGGTGTTTGGATTGCTCCTGTCTCTCTTTGTTGTATCTAGAGATTATTATGTCATCGAATGCTGATATGAATTGAATCAGTACATCCTTGACTTCAAAATAGAACGGTTTACGCTTCACATGATTACTTATCGAAAACGATAAGCATTAATGCGATCGTTTAGATGTAACCCAACAAACGTTTTCTGAGATGTGTTGATTCGGTACCATGAGCACCTTCATACACTTTGTAAACATCAGTACCAAGTGCAACTGCGTCTGACAACACAGGGTCGATGCTGAGTGTACCACTTGCATTACTTGTCACAGTGTAGATGGTATCATTACCGTCAATTGCAATCTTCATGTTGTCAGCATAGTTACCAACTCCATACTCTGCAGAGAATGTTGATGCTTCGTCTGTGTTTTGTGTTAAAGTGATTGATGCGGCATCTTTTGCCCCGGTTGTTGTTCCAATTTTTACTGCCATAGTACTATTATTTATATGTCTGATAGTTGACTTTTCAAATAATGTCGTATAATTGTTGTTGATGCACAAGTGTGAAACAACGCTATATCATCACCCATCCGCGTTTTCGGTACACGAGCGTGAGTGTTGGTCAACTCATCGATGGGAATGACTCGGCAGAGAGAACTGCTGGAACGGATCAAGCTAAATTAAACACATTCGTTGAGTGACGAAACAAAAACGGCGACGTAAAACTCGCATCGCACCGAACTGCACATCATGGCATTCCTTGGTGGTTGACAACAACCGAAGTTTATAGGTCAGGATTCTTCATAAAATCAAGGACTCGAAAGAGTGTTCACTCTGTACACGCACCCGGATTACACTGGAATGTGACAACACGTACAACAATGCATCTAGGATCTATCTATAGGTGCATTGTGTAACGACGCCAAATTGCCTGGAATATAATAACTGCCGCGGCTAAGAGTTGTACGATATACTCACCACCGAGTCATAATGCTTGTGTGTCTTGACCGGTTTGGTTGATTGCAGCAAATCGAGCAGATATTCATTTTGTGAAGAGATTGTGTCGGTGGTGTAATCGAACAGAATTTGATCATTTTCAATCTGCATGTCGTACGGGTAGTACATGTCGTAACTCTTCAATTGTTTTTTGTTGTTCCGGATGGTGAACGTGATCACATAATCATTGATGCTGTAATTGATCAGTTTGCCTTGCTTGATTGTTTTGTTGTTGCAAATGATGTGTATGTCGCGTTGCAACACGTCAGCCAATGCAGTTTCGATTTGTTGTTTTATCATACGTTGAAAAATGTTGATTTCTGTTCCGCACTCATCATGCGCAACGTGCTGTTGAAATATTCCCAAAACTCTTCATTGGCCGGCACCTGGCTGATCAATGCCACGTTGTCACAATTGATCATGCGATAGTCTTGTTTGAATATGTCCCATGCCAACAACAAGTTTTTAGTCTGTGGATTGTACTTGGGTGGCTTGTACGTGGTTCGAAAGTTTAGCGCCTCTCGTCCGGGTACAGATTTCAATATCACGGAGCTGTTGGTGCACAGCATGCGTCTCGTGGGAGGTGCACCAGGTTTGGTGCGCCGTCGCGTGAATTTTATCTCGAGTACGTTTGTTTCAAGAAGAGCTTTGAGTGTCGGTAGTGCTATTTTCATCTGCAATGGAGGTGCACACGCCAAACAATCTTTCTTCGTTTAAAAATATACCGTTCATCACTGTCTCGATATCACCGTCGACACTCTCGTACTGAAGCTTGCTTATGGGTATTCCTTGATCACCTGGAAACACAATTTTGTCTCCTGGTTTCACGTTGAGACAATTGTTGCCGGTCATCAACACACGACCCACACGCCAGGCACGTGGTGCGGTGTTCAGAGGTATGAAGATGTCACCACGTTTTATCGCGTTACCGTCAGGTGACACGTCAACATATTCAGCCAGTATCACATCATCAAACAGTGTGTTGATCGCGTGATCTGGCAAGTTGAATTCACTGTCCGTGTATTTGGACAGATCGATTAGGCTTTCAGTTGGTGTTAATTGGTCGATGTTGGCGCTCATGTTGTTGTAATAAGTACTTAACCTCACGACTCGAGAGTTCAAGCGCATCTGCTAACAATTCAACATTTTGTTCACCATCATCTGGTTTGTCGTCCTTTTTCGGACGTTTTATGTATTGTATGTAACGTTTTTTGTACACAGGCAACACCTGTGACATGAATTTGTAATGATCAGTCTTGGTTTCAAACACCGGGTGCAGCCAGTTCACAGTTGAATTGACTATCTCACATGTTTCATCTGAATACATGCTGATCCATCTGTTGATCATGTACGGGCTGTAATCAGTCTCATGATCCACGTTGTCAAGCTTGTCACCACGTTTGTGAAACAAGATGTCGTTCAGATGCTCGAACATCTACTTGCTGATGATCTTGGTGGTGGCGATGAACATGTCATCATTGATCGCGTAGAACAGATCGATCACGTCTCGCATGAACGGTTCAATTTGATCGTCACGCAACCCGGTGCTGAAAGCATGAGTGGGTGCTCGATCACCAGCCTGGATGTTGATGCCGGTGTGTCCTAGAGCTGCACCATCTTTGGTGTATGTGATGCTCACGCTGCACTTGCCTTTGTTCTGAATGATGCCACCTTGCGTGTGTTCTTGGTGCACAATCATGTCATCACCATCAAGCTCGATTGGTGCGTTGAGATACTTGGAGCTCAAGATGTGAGCAATTTGAGTGTTGAGCAATCGTTGATACGCCACAGCACCGAAGCTATCCAGATTGGGTATTTCCCAGCAAAAATTGATAGCATCATCACTGTATATGAATTCACCTTTGATGATATCCTCTTCATCAATCATACCATCTGCTTCAACCAACATGGGACTTCTGAAAGCCACAATGTTGCCGATTGGTAATGTTCTGTCCCGGAAATGTTTGTATGCGAATCGGTGATGTATCAAATCACCGTCATATGTGTTCTGTTCAATAATCATACTCTAATTATAGAGTATGATGGCTATTAATCAAGCATCAAATTCATAAACATGTTGTGTTCTTCGGTGATGCTCTACTCGTGACATTACTGTTTGTATCGCGATCCATCTCGCAGCAGATCGTTTTGATACATGTGTCTCTTGTTGCTCCTGTCCGGACAGAGCTAGATGATAAATTACACCTGCTGTTGTCCATCTTTCACCAGACAGAGCATCAGATGTTGCTTCATCTGACATGTTGAATGATTTGTACATGTTAGGAGCTGCTGCTAGATAGTTTTCATGCTTCATACCAATTCTGAAACACAATTCATTTTTACAGTTGTCGTTGTAATACAGTTTTTCATCAAAGAATTGTTTTGAGTGTTCTGTAAAAACAGGTACTGGTTCAACAGAATGGCAGTTGGTTGCCACTGGTGCAACAGACATTTTTTTAATACTGTTATCAGCTGAGTCATGTGTGGTTCGATGATGCCATAACATGTAATACGGTTTATTTTTTTGACACGCAATATTGTTACACATCTCTGCATATCTATC